ATCAGGGTCTTTACTAATATCTTCAAGTTTATCTCGAAGTCCTTTACGAATAAATGATAACTATTTGTATATAAACCCACAAGGTAATATAGGGATAGGAACTACAAATCCTACCTCAAAGTTAGTAGTAACAGGTAGTGCATCTATATCAGGTGATTTAAGTTTAAAAACATTAGGAGTAGGCTCATGTGCATCAAGACCATCAACTATAAATCTAAATACGATGTGTCTTTGGTTTGATAGCACTACTTTAAAACCTATGCTTTCATATTGTGGGTATAGCCCCGGAACTTGGTCAGCAGGAGGTGCAATGATATTAGCAAGAAAAGCATTAGCAGGAGCAGGAACACAGAATGAAACACTTGCAATGGGAGGAAGGATATGTTATACTTCTTATACATGCACAGAAGAATACAATGGCACATCATGGTCATCAGGAGGTGCATTAGCAACAACAACAGCAGGCCTTGCAGGAGCAGGAACACAAAATGCGGGACTTGCTACAGGAGGTTATGAAAGTTATGTTCCTTCAAGGTCATGTACCGAAGAATACAATGGCACATCATGGTCAGCAGGTGGTGCATTGATAACAGGAAGAAGATATATAGCAGGTGCAGGAACACAAAATCAAGGTCTTGCAGTAGGAGGGTATGTAACTAATCTTCCAAGCGTTTCTTGCACTGAAGAATACGATGGTACATCTTGGTCAGCAGGAGGTGCAATTATAACAGCAAGAAGTTTCATTGCAGGAGCAGGAACACAGAATGAAGGACTTGTAGCAGGAGGTTATACAAATGTCGTTTTATCATGTACAGAAGAATATAATGGCACATCTTGGTCAGCAGGTGGTGCATTGATAACGGCAAGGGCTTATGCAGCAGGAGCAGGGTCACAGAATGCAGGACTTGTAGCAGGAGGTAGTAATCCTGTTAGGTCATGTACAGAAGAATACAACGGCACATCTTGGTCAGCAGGAGGAGCATTAGCAACAGCAAGATATCGTTTAGCAGGAGCAGGAACACAAAATGCAGGGCTTGTATCAGGAGGTACTGGAAATTCAGGGCTTGTATCTTGTACAGAAGAGTATACAATATCATTAGCAATAATTGACTGCTTCTTATAAAATTCTGCGAAGAAGACCCTACAAAAATAATAAATAAATAAACAATTAAATAATATAAAAACAAAGTATTTACTATATAGCGTATATATTTATAGATGATAAAGAAACATATTAATAAACTAAAAAATCAAAAAAAATGTCTTTAGGTATTGAAAAATTAAAACCCGCAGTTAAACACTTAGCACAGTTAATTTCATCTTCAACTCAAATTGATGTGAATGGTAACGGTAAGATTGATACTGCTGAAATATTTGGAATTGTTCAGGTATTAGTATTTAAAGTAATTTCTATTTACGGTACATTACCTGATGCACTTAACGAATTGAAAAATGTAGACTCAGCAGAGAGAACTGAATTGATTAAATTGTTTAATGAAGAATTTGATTTAAAAAATGATGTTGTTGAAAGCATTTTAGAAGAGTGGTTTTTATTGATAGACCAAGCAGTAACACTGTCTGTAAAAACAGCATCTTATTTTAAGAAGTAAATTTATTACCGTAAGATTAGATTTAATTATTTGAAAACCCCATTGAAAGATGGGGTTTTTACTTTATATAATATACTTATAGTAAGTAATAGTATGTATGTAAAAATAATAAATTAATATGGCTAACATCCCAATATGGCCTGGTTCAGCATCCTTCTTCCAAGGCGATACACCCTACGGAATATACGACAATGACTATCAGTTTCAACAAGACGCAGATATGATTGCCGATTGGTGTGCACGAAGATTAGGTTATCCCATAGTCGATGTTGAACTACAGCAGTCAAACTTCTTCGCAGCTTTTGAAGAGGCTGTTACTGAGTATGGATCTCAAGTAAACACCTATGTTAGTAGAGATAATCTATTATATTTATTAGGAGCAAATACAGGTTCTCAAAGTTTATCTCAAGAATATGTAGATACTAATAATGCTTCTATTTTTAAACTATCAGAACACTATGGTACATCTGTGGGAGTTGGAGGTAATGTAACTTACTTTACAGGCAGTTTACAAGTAAAGCAAAGTAAACAAACTTATGATTTAACTAAAGATAATAGCATTATATTAGAATCAGGATCTTTTTCTAACAATAACTTTACAATAAGAAAAATACATCATTATCCTGTACCTGCCCTAATAAGATATCAAGATCCTTATGCAGGAACAGGATTAGGTAGTCAAGGATTATTGGAAGGGTTTGGATTCGGTAATTCGACACCCGCTGTAGGCTTTGTACTATATCCTCTAAACCATGATTTACTTAGGGTACAAGGAATAGAATTTAGTGATTTAATTAGAAAGAGTGCCTATAGTTTTAGATTAGTTAACAACAGATTAACTATATTTCCAATACCAACGAGAGATACTAAATTACATTTTGAATATACTTTAGATGATTTGGAGAGTAATCCACTAAAGCGGGGGAGAGGAAGAATAAGTGACTATTCAAATGTACCCTACAATAATATGGTATACTCAAGAATAAATGCTATGGGTAGACAATGGATTAAAAAATATACATTAGCATTATCAAAGGAAATGTTAGGATATGTTAGGAGTAAGTATAGCTCTATACCAATACCTGAATCTGATATTACATTAAATGGTGATGCATTATTAAGTGCAGCTGAAACAGAAAAATCATCATTAATAGAAGAGTTAAAGGAAATATTAGATCAATTCTCAAGACAGAATCTATTAGAAAGAAAAGCAGCTGAATCAGAAGCATTGCAAGTTGAAATGAGTAGAGTACCTTTAAGATTTTATATAGGATGATAAAATTATTAGATATATTAAAAGAAGTTGATTATTCATTACATGTGAATAGATATGGTGAATTTGACGTAGATAAATTAAAAAAGTATGGAGGAGGAACAGATGCTCTAATTATGATGAATGGGAGAGGTACAGGACATTTCGGTTCAGGAACTTATCTATCTACATACAAACAGGAGCGGACAAATTTTAATTTAGATTCTCAAGACATAAGAGATGTTTTAGATAAAAATTACGGAAAACCTCTTATACAAGTGAGTCCTAATACATATGCTATAGATTTAGATAGATATAATTTATATAGACCTAAAAATAATGAACATGCAGAAATTTTATTTGAATTATTAAAAAATATTAATGATTTATTTTATTTAGTAAATTCAAAAAGTAAAAATTTAAAATTAAAAAAACAATATTTAACTGATATACTTGATAGTTGTAAAAAATTAAATTTAAAATTTACTAAAGAATTTGTTAAGAAAGTAAGGTATGAAGTTATGCCAAATTATTCGGCTAATTGGACAGGGGGAAGTAATTTAAAATATAAAGCAAGTATATCCACTATGTTTATGGAAAATAATGGTTGGAATGGAGTTAATGTGAATGGAATACCTGTATATGATAGTACGCTTCATGGTTCTGTAATTTACGATATGAAAAATGTGGTAGATGCACCTAATCAAACTCCTTATTATGAAAAAGATATTTACTCAAGACATCCTAAAAATTTAAAAGATATTATAAAAAAAATAAATAAAAATAATTTTCAATCTGTTAATCTAATTAGATTATCAAATTCAGAAATAAATAGATTATTAAAATTGATAGACTACTCTAAAATTTCATATTATGACTACAATTCTGATTTTAAATTTGCACTAAAGGATGGTTATATATACTTGCATCAAATAGAGCATGTGAAGAAAGTATACCCAAAAATAATATTTGATAAAATAAAAGATTTAGATTTTGAAAGAGAAAAAATTAGTGAAGAAATATATGGATTTGTAATTATGTATTTAGATAAAAATCCAAATGATTATGATATAAAGTATTTGAATTATTTATATAACAATTATTATAGTAATAGATTTTTTATTCCAAAAAATGGGAAAGATGTATTAAATAATTATTTAGAAAGTTTAGATTATGAATATTTAGATGAGAATGAAAAATTTTATTATGATGAGTTAAAAGACGATATACAATAATATAATATTATGGCACTATTCGGAGGTTCGAGAGATGTAAGTTTAATAAGAAGATTGAATAGAGAATTAATTAACTCTATAATCAATACTGAAGTCATAGTATATAAGATAGCTACGCAGTATATAAAAACGAATATATATGGAGAATCAGCAAAGAAAGTATTTTTCAATCCTATGAGAATTAATTCATTGATTACAAGGGAAGGTAAAGACTTTGATGGAGATGACTATACAACTTTCATAAGAGAGATATCTTTTTCATTTTTGCGAGATGATTTAAAAGATTTAAACTTAGTTATACAAGAAGGAGACATAATAAAGTGGGATGCTGAATACTATGAATTAAATTTAGTATCTTCTAATCAACTTTGGATGGGTAGAAATCCTGATACTTTATTAGCAACAGTAGAAGATGGACAAGATAGATTTGGATATAACGTAAGTGTTGTAGCAAAGGGAATGAAAACAACAGCAGATAGATTAGGAATAGAGAATATAATGACTCCGAGAAATAGTATTTACGATTTACCAAATAGAATATAATGGCAGAAAATCCTAACATATCATTAACAGGAGTAGATCCACCATTTAATAGAGCATATGAGACAAGGAGAGATAATGACTCCTTTAGGACTCCCGCTATCACCTTATATGATGTTGATTATGCTATAATGCATTATCTCAAAAATACTATCAATGCTCAGGTAGAACAGAATGATACTATGGTAGATGTTCCTATAGTATACGCATCTGCTGAGATTTGGAATCAAATTCAGGCAAGAGGATTTATGAGAGATAAGCAAGGAAAGATATTGGCTCCTTACGGTACTATACGAAGAATATCTATGGCTGAGGATGAGAGATTCAAGAAGTTGGATGTGAACTACGGATCAGCTACAATATCTATAACTCCTAAAGATAGAAATTTTGAAAACATAAGAGATCAGCATAGTACATTATCTAATTCAAAATTTTCTGATGAATATTTTATATCTGTATTACCTGAATTTTATATAGTAGAATATGAATTAATTTTGTTTAGTTATTATATAGAACAGATGAATTCAATTGTACAGGATATTATTCCAACAAGTAATTTTAGTTGGGGAGATTCCTTTAAATTTAAAACAAGGGTAGGAGATATTAATTTTGATACTATAAACCCAACAACAGCAGAAAGGTTAGTTAAAGCAACAACTACATTGACAGTAGATGCAAGACTTCAATCTGAATTTGAACTTAGAAAATCAACGATACAAAAGGCATACACTACTAAGAGAGTTGTGTTCAGAACTGAGCAATCTTCATTTGATATAAATGCTGTTGATAGATTTCCAAATGAACAAGAATAGAGATAATTTTGGAAAATTTATATACTATTTATAGATAGAAAATAATTATTAAATTCAATAAAAAAGAAATGGCTAACGAAAGATTTGTAAGTCCGGGTGTATTCACGAGAGAGAAAGACCTAAGTTTCCTTCCTCAAGAAATACAATCAATCGGAGCAGCAGTGATTGGCCCTACATTATACGGCCCTGCATTTAGACCTACTACAATATCAAATTATTCAGAATACCTTAGAGCTTTTGGTAATAGCTTTATCAGTGGTTCAGGAGCTTATGCTCAAGAATATAAGTTCTTAACAAACTATACTGCTCAAGAATATCTAAGATACGGAGATAATTTAACCGTTGTAAGAATTATAAACAGTAATGCAACTATAGCAAGAACTAATGTTGTAAGTTCAGGTTCTTTTAAATCATTTAGAAATAGAGGTAAAACTAAAACCGATCTAACTGCATCATTCTTTAATGAGGCATCTGCTTCATTTAAGATACATTTGATGTCAGAAGGTTTATATGGTAATAGTGGTACTACTATAGCTTCTAATAATGGTATAGAAGACCCATCAACTACTCAAACTTTAGGATTACTTTCTTCAACTTTAGGAACTCGATATAATTTCCGTTGGGAAGTAAATAATGTAAACTTGAAGAGAGGTACATTTAATCTTGTTTTAAGAAGAGGTGACGATAGAACGGGTAGAAAAGTTGTTATTGAGCAATTTAATAATGTGTCATTAGATCCTAATGATTCAGGGTACTTACCAAGAATTGTAGGAGATCAAGTATATACACTTAGGGATACAGGTACAGGAAGACCTTACCTACAATTATCAGGTTCTTATCCAAATCGTTCAAGATACATACGAGTACAAGTTCTTAAAACAACTTTAAATTATTTGAACGAAGCAGGTGGTATTAGAAGTGGAGCATTATCTGCATCATTACCTGCTGCTGTGTCAGGAACTTTTGCTTTCGGTAGCGATGGATATGTTCAACATCCAAGAGCTTTTTATGATAAAATTGTAGCAAGTAACACTCAAGGATTTAACTTATCTCAGGGTGCAGCAGGTATTAGCGGTTCTACTGCTTATTATGATGCATTGGATATTTTATCTAATGCTGATGAGTATGATGTAAATATGTTGTTCATGCCGGGAATTCTACAAGAAGCAGGTGGTAAACATAGTGATATCCTAACTCACGCTATCGCAATGTGCGAAGATAGAGGTGACGTTTTCTTAGTAGCAGATCCAACTAAATACGGAGATTCGATAGGTCAAGCTCAATTAGCAGGTGAGTCAAGAAACTCCAACTATGCAGCTATGTACTACCCATGGGTTCAAGTAGCGGATCCTGATTTGAACAGAAACGTATGGCTTCCACCATCATGTTTAGTAGCAGGTGTACTATCATTTAATGATTATGTTAGTTTCCCATGGTTTGCTCCTGCGGGTTTGAATAGAGGTGGAATTGATATTGCAGTACAAGTGGAGACTAAATTATCTACCTCAATGAGAGATGATTTATATGCAAGTAATATAAACCCAATAGCTACTTATCCAAGAGATGGAGTTGTTGTTTGGGGTCAGAAAACACTACAGAAGAAACGTTCTGCATTAGATAGAATAAACGTTAGACGTTTATTAATTGCAGCTAAGAAATTTGTAGCATCTACTTCAAGATATTTAGTATTCGAACAAAATACTGTTCAAACGAGAAAAAGATTTGTTGATATCGTAACACCTTATTTCACAGATATTAGACAGAAACAAGGACTCTATGATTTTAGGGTAGTGATGGATGAATCTAACAATACTGCTGAAGTAATTGATAGAAATGAACTACGAGGTGCTATTTATTTGAAACCAACGAGAACTGCGGAATTTGTAATAATTGATTTCTTTGTGTTACCTACAGGTGCAGTATTCCCAAGTGATACTCCTGAAGGATCGGGAAATAATTAAAAAAAAAATAAATACTATATTTATATAAAACAAAACAACTATGTCAGCACAATATCGTAATAATTTTCAGTTTGTTGATATGAAGCAGCAGAATCGCTTCATAATGAGCATACAATCCTATTATGAAGCGGGAGAGCAATCATATCTTATCAAGACTACTGATATTCCATCTATTGAGAATAATCCTGTAGTAGTTGATACCATCAACTCTGAATTCAAGATAAAGGGAAAATCAAGATGGCAGGATATTTCAGTAACATTCTATGACCCTTATGAGTCATTAACAGCACGAAAAAGTGGTGCAGCTGTGGCTCATAATTGGTTAAGAGATGATCATCACAATTCAAGTGTAGATACTGATGAATATATGTCTACTTATAAGAAGAAGATAACATTGTATTATGTACCACCTCAAGGTGATATTAACGGACTTACAGGAGCATATTGGGAATTGAACGGTGCTTTCTTTGCCAATATCAATTGGGGTAGTTTAGATGTATCTTCAGATGATTTAGTAGCTATTGAAGCAACAATTTCTTATGATTGGGCAGAATACTTCCCATCCTAATGAACAATTATAATATTTATTAAGTTATTAAAAAAAAGTTTTAAATATGAATTTAGATACGAGCTATCCAAAAAAAGATGTTATTTCAGAGGAAGAAAGTTCTATTGTAACACAAACTCAGAAAGAAGCTGTAGGATATAGAATTCCTACAGAAATTATAGACTTACCTTCAAGAGGACTACTTTACCCAAAAGATAGTCCTCTTCATAAAGGTACTATTGAGATAAAATATATGACTGCTAAAGAGGAAGATATTCTTACTACAGAATCATATATTAAAAAAGGAATTGTTATTGATAAGTTTTTAGAATCTTTAATAGTTACTGAAGGTATAAAGTTAGATGATTTGTTAGTTGGGGATATTGATGCTATAACAGTAGCTTCTCGTATTTTTGGATACGGCAGTGAGTACGAAGTTAGCATTGACACACCTTCAGGAAAAAAGCAGAGAGAAACTATTGATTTATCAGAAATAGAACTTAAATTTTTAGATGAGCAGTATGTTGATAGTTTAGGAGTTAATGAACTTAACTTTGAACTACCATCGACTAAGAATAAGATTACATTTAGAATGCTAAGGCAACTTGATCAAAAAAAGTTGCAAGAAGAAATTGAAAAAAATAAAAAGATATTCAACGGTTTATCCAAGATATCATCTACTCAATTAAAATATTATATAGTTTCAGTAGATGGTAATTATGATGTTAAGTACATAAGAGATTTTGTAGATACGCAAATGTTAGCTTCAGATGCAAGATCTTTGAGGAAGTATATCGAGGAAGTTCAACCGGGAATAAATCTGTCAGTGGAGGTGACAGATCGACAAACAGGGGAAACCTTTCGCACTAACGCTCCCATCGGGGTACAGTTTTTTTGGCCTGACGTTAAAGTATAAGTTAGATTTATACAAGCAAATACTTAATTTAAGCTATAATAGTAAAGGTTCACTATCTTTTACAGAAGTGTATAATCTTCCTGTATATGTAAGACAAATATATATACAAGAGATAAATGCATATATAAAACAAGAGAATCCTAAACAAAATAGAAGACGTTAATATTTTATATAGTATTTATTACTAAATATGTTAGGTATATTATATTTATAGTAAAGTATTTGTATGACTAAGCAAACTTCAAAAATTTTGCAAGAGGGTTTTTTAGCAGGTATCTTAGCATTGTTTTCATTTGGTAAGCAAGTAAAGATGTTGGAAAGGATGTATACAGCAAGTAGAGATCCCGAAATTCAAGAATTAATACATGATATTAAATTCAATGAACAACGTTATAAAGATGAAATACGGAGACTAAAGAAGAAACATCCTAATATTAAATAATGGCAAATAGGAAAGACCCTAAGAAAGAATTAGAAGATTTAGGAAAAGCAGCTCGACAAGAAGCAGCTGATGGTGCATTAGATATACAAAATTTACAAACCAAGTTAAAAGATTTCTTTAAAGAAAATAATAATTTAACATCAAAGCAGTTAAAGGATATTAAGGAAATACTTAAAAACTACAAAGAGTTATCTAAAGAGTTAAAGAATATAGATGTATCCAATGAAGATTATAAAAATGTTGTAGAAGAAATATTAGAAATATTAGAAGATTCTAATAAAGAGTTACAAGTCAGTGCTTCAATATACGAAGAATTAAATAAGTTAATAGGAAAACAATTATCAGAATTAAACAAATCATCTTCGGTAAAAGAAAAGTTAAATAACTTAGATCATGAGAATATAGGACTTATATCTAAGAATAATATGTCATTGAATGCGAGTATATCTCTGTTGAGGGATAAAATAAGGCTAATAGATTATGCAAAGACATTGATGGATATCAGTGAGAATAGAGGTATTCTTGTAGATTCTGATATGTTTCAACAGTTGATAGATAAAGGAGTTCAATTTAGTGATACTGTAAATAGTTTAAAATCTGAATTAGATGGTTTAAATACTAAATTATCGGAAACAAGTAAAGACGATGATTCTGAGAGAGCTTCAATACTTGAGGATATAAAATCTACGAAGTCAAAGTTATCGGATATGGCGTATGATGAATTACAGAATAACAAAAAATCATTAAATACGTTAAAGTCAGAACTTGGAGTTAGAGAGGAAATAAATGATGCTTTTGAAGATTATGTTAAAAAGGTAGATACGTCATATACGAAATATGCTGCTATAGCTAATATGATTCCATTTTTTGGAAAAGGTTTATCAAAAGCTTTTCTACAAGCTAAGGATATATCAATTGAAGCAGGTACAGCTATTAGAGATGTTTTTATGGAGACGAGAGACCCTATAAAAGCATTAGCAGCGGGTATGAAGGTTATGAGAGGTCATATTGGTATGATGGGCCCTATCATAGGTGCAATGGTATTTGCATTCAAAGGAGTACATTCCTTACTAAGTTCTATAAATGAAATTACTAAAGGTATACAAGCTGAGACAGGATTAGCATCTGTTCAAGCTTATGATTTATATAAGAATGCTTTATCTGCACAAACTTCATTTCATAATCAATTATCAACTTTAGAAGATATTGTTAATGTACAAAAGGGGTGGGTAAATAATTACTCAAGATTTGCACAATTAACGGATACGACATTAGTACAGATATCAGATGCTGCAAAGGTATTTGGATATACTGCTGAGACTGCTGCTCAATTGCAGGGTACTTTTATGGAGTTAGGTGCTGACGAAAGTATGGCAGGAAATATGCAAGTAGCAGTGGGTAATTTGGCGAAGGCTAATAAGTTAGCTCCCGGAGTGATTACAAAAGACTTGATTGAAAACTCCGAGTTTCTCGCAACAAACTTTGCAGGAATGCCCATTGAAGCAGCCAAAGCAGCAATAGAGGTTAGAAAGTTAGGATTTAGTCTATCACAAGCAGCTAAGATACAAGATCATTTATTTGATGTTCAAGGTAGTTTGACTGCACAGATGGAAGCATCTGTTGCTATGGGTAAGCTTATTGATGTCAGTGCTGCAAGAAATTATGCTTTACAGGGAGAGACTGTGAAGATGATGCAAGAGATATCAAAACAAGCAGGTACTTACGCTGAGTTTCAAAGTGCATCTGTTCCACAAAGAATGCTATTAGCAAAAGCTTTTGGTATGGAAGTTGGGGAGCTGCAAAAGAGTTTATACATTAGAGAAAAGCTCTCAGGACTTACAGAAGAAGAACAGAAGTATGCTTTAGACCATTTAAAAACTTTGGATGGTGTAGAAAAAATGAGTGCAGGTCAATTAAAATCTGAAATATCAAAAGCTCAACAAGCTGAAAGATTTGATGTAGCATTGAGTAAGATTAAGAATGCTCTAATAAAAGCAGTATTGCCATTAGTTGAAGCATTAGTTCCT